GTAAGGCTTCTGCAGCTCGGGTAACTAATCCGGGGCCATTTAAAATACCTAACGGCATTCCGGCACCAGTTCCATTTAATATAGAATCATCGATTCTCCATCCAAATTCTTGTGCAAATAATTTAGATACAACAGCTTCTAAAGCAGAAGTATCTTCAAGTAATTCATCTGTTGCATAATATGCACCGATATGCTTATTGAGTCCTAATATTATTTGTCTAAGTTTTGGATGAGTTGCTAATTTAGTTCCAGCTTCACATAACCAGTAAGTTAATAATCCGCCGCCTCTTGAACCGGTAACTCTTGAAGTTTCATCGACAGCATTCATTACTAACCTATTACTGGCCATAGGAATTTTCCAACAATCTTTAGTTAAAATACCAGTCTCATAAGTCTGCATTAATAATTGTTTTGAAAATTCTGGTACAACAAGAACACTTTTGTTACTCCTGATTTTATTCAGGGGATAGGATATTTCTACCTATCTCTCATACTCTCATATGAGGTCGGACTATATCTTTACAACTTGTATCTTCGGATATTGATATATTTTTTGATATTTACCTTGAAATGCTATACAACAAATTTTAGAACAAAAATGATGTATAGAATGTTTGAAAGAAGAAGGAGAAAGATAATATTTCTTTCCACAATTATCACAGTAAGTCAAAATTTGATGATTCATAGCTTCTCCTTTCTCTCTCTTCCTTTGCATTTCATAAATTTTACTTCTTTCAAGTTGTATCTTGCGTATAGTCTCTGAGGCGCCCCTTCGTTGGAGTGGTAAGCATTCTTCTATAATCTCCAATTCTCTATCTGTAAACGGATGATTACGTTTGCCTGGTATATAAGAGGCATTTCTGGATTTGCAATATTCTAAAATCAATTTACCTCTTTTTTTCTTATTCCCTGTTAATTGATTACCTATGGATTCTAAAAGTTTTATCATATTTATATATCTATGCACTTGAATAGTAAAAATTATCTTATCATATTTTCTAACTTTACCATCTTTATTATATTTACTATGGTCACTTGCTCTTACATAGGTAACAATTCCTAATTTTCTCATAATTATTTGTGTTTTTAAAATAATCTGTTCATCCGTATTACAAATATGCATCGCAGGTGTAACACTATTACTTGGGGTTTTAGTTCTCAATTCTTTACTAATAGAAAGTCCCAAGTAACCTTCACCATCAATGATACCTGCTAACCATCCTAATTCAATTTGGGTTGCCTGCTGATTGCCCATTGTTACATTCTTCATATTGTCACTCCCATAGGAGTAATGAAGATTTTAGGGGTTTCCAGCATATAGCAAGATTTAATGTGAGCATCTTTGTTGTACCCACCATCAGCACCAACACCCTCGTTCATTCCAAGTTGTTTTTCATAAACTAATCTTGGATCTAATTCATGTTTGGTTTCTGCTTTTGCCACAGCCTGTAATAATTCACCGAAAGATTTCCATTTCGGTTCTGGATTATTTTTATCCCCATCATCACCAGAGGGTCTCTTACTTGGATCAATTTTTGTTAATGCTTTTAATTTCTCATCTATTTCTGCCATAAGTTGTATATTATTTTCTTTTTGCGCTTCTTTAAATTTTTCCATTAGTTCTTTAATTGTTAACATTTTAAATCACTTCCTTTCTTTTTTTTATTTGACTCTGCCCGTAATATAACCTAATTTTTTATTAAGATGTTCCTTTATGCTTTTATTACTTTCTTCAAATGTTTTTTCAATAATTTCTTTTAATTTTGTTTCATCTATTCCTTTATCTACCATTACATCATCTATATCACTGACTTCTATATCGATTCCTGTATCGTCATCTTTAATATCTTTTGTATCCTCAATCTCCAAACTATCTTCTTCAATAGGTTCAGCAGAATCCAGTACATTTTGAATCTTAGCTTGAGCATCTTTTAAGTCTTGCTTATTCCTTTTGTTCAAGACTGCTCCAGCCTTCAATTCGAGTTCTTTGTTTTCGTTTTCTAATTTATCGACCTTTTCTTTTAATTCTTTATTTTCCTTAACAATCTCATATATCTCATTAGGATTAAAACTCTTATTTTGTTCTTCTTGTTCCTCTGATTTGGGAAATATCTTTTTTAATTCATTTTTACTTTCTTCGATATTGTCTTTATCTATAATCATAAATCTATAATCATTTTCATTATAATAATCTATCTTTTCTTCCCAAGTTTCTTTATGACCATATTCTTTCCTTAATTCTCCCATCCCATCAATTTCTACCCATAAACTATTACCATCACTATTAATTAAAACAAAATCACAAGTCCAATATCGTTCTTTACAAACTCTTACCTGAATATTATGCTTTATTCCTTCCTTATATAACCAATCATCGAATATTCCTTCAAATTTACTCTGAACGATATGCCCATCATTACATTCTGTCTGATATCCACCAAATCTATTTAATCTACCATTTTCAAGAGCTTCTAATTGAGCTTCACTCAATTGATTATCTTTATTAAGATTTTTTATAAATTCCCTATTTCCTTTATAAAAACATTCTCTTGAACAATATATCCGTGGACGATTGGGATTATAATTAAATTCCTTATTACATATAAGGCAAATTCCTATTTCTTTTTCAATTTCCATAGATTCATTGTGGCATTTTTTAGAACAATACTTTTGATTATTCCCCTTTCTATAAACTTCAAAAATTTCTCCGCATTGTTCGCAAATTCTTTTTTCTTTTCCACCTTTATATTGAGGATGATTCTCACCGCTATTTAATTGAGATAAATATTTATATCCACATTTAGTTGAACAAGTTTTCCTATTAGCGCTTGGAGAATCCATAAAATATTTACCACAAATAACACATTGATAGATTATACTTTTACCATGTTTTCGCACCCATTCTTGTGCAGAAGATAGAGTCCATCCTTTACCTTTATCAAAAATATATTTCTGCACATGGGTTGAGCCTTGTGGATCTGATTTGAGTTTTCCAATTACTGCCTTAATTCCTTTCTTGGCATCTATGTCAATCGTTCTAAATGAATCTTTTACGAAATCTGCTGCTGACCTTACCGGGATATGGATAAACTCGTCAGTTTCTTCGGGCTTTAGAATTATTTCTTTTTCATCTTCTTCAATCTCGATAAACCCGGCTTCTTTTAATGTATCAATATTGATACCCTTTGCTACCATATTGGTTAAGGCTTCAGGATTTGAAGGCACTGCACAAGCCGAAAATTCTAATAGTTCCCATGATTTAATTCTCCTACCTCCTCGTCTTATGCTATCTTCTCCACCTTTGCCCCCATTATCCTCATCAACAATATCCTCAGTCTTAATAGGTATAAATCCGATACTCCAGGCTCGCATAAATTTACCTTTATATAATCTATGAACTATATCAGCTAAAGGATAATCGCCTTCTGGTGGAAATATTACCTTTGCTTTAATATCATCATCAGTCTTGACTAAATTTTCAGCTTTACCAATAGGCAATCCTCTATAATCATGAGCCATAAGCACGACAGGATTTTTGCGATAATTAGTCAGCTTTGCTCCTTTGGCTTCTACAATATCGCCATCCCTGTCTACTGCAGTCGTAGTAATAGTTACCTCAAAGGCTCTTTCGCCTTCAACTTCTTTTGTTTCTGCATCATAAGTCTTTATCATTATTTCTTCTGGCATATTTATCACCTCACTTTCAAAAATATTTGTTTATTTGGAACTCCACTTCCACCTTGAGGTGGATTATTATTATCTAACAATGTAACATCCCATTTTATTCCTGTGCAATAACCTCCACACCCAAAACGACCTTCTGCAATATAATATTGATCTCCGAAATCACATTTATCAGACAATTTACAATGATTCCTATCCCAAAACATTGGTTTGAAATCTTTGCAATCTATCCCCGGTTTAGGTTTTTTCCCTTTATTTTTAAAAGCCATTTCATTTCTCCTTTCATAAAAAAAAGAGCCATCAAAGAAGTCTATTACAACTTCTTAAAATGGCTCTCAAGGGGCTCTCGGATTATTTAATTTTAATTAATTAATTTATTTTGGCATTGGTCTTGGTCTTACTTTTGGTCTTGATGTCATTGGTTTATTTCTTTTATATATATAATTATTATTTGGGAAAGTTATACCGACAAATATTATTATAAAAAGATATAATATTAATAAAAACATTATTCATTTCTCCTTATTCTAAATATGGCAATATTACACATCTGCAATTACAATGGAGGGGCGGCGAATCTACCCCACCACTAAAACTATCATGTAGTTTAACTACTTCTTTATGCATTGCCGAACATTCATCACAAGTCCGTTCATCAGCAGCACAATACCATTCCTTTTTCTCTATTACTCCCGACTGGTCATAAGCCTGTAATGCTCCCTGATTACTGGCTGCAATAGTCTCAGTTCTGGCTATTTTAATAGCTCTTGAACCTTTTGCCTCATCATAAACAGCACTTACCCTGCTGGCAAGTTTAGGAATGCTTTCCCCTGCTTCAATCCCTTCAGCTAAAGTCTTTCTCAACTTATCTTTTGTGGTATCTAATATATCTTTAATTAAATTCCCGCATCTCTTTTTAATCCATTTTACCACATTGGGATTAGTAACGTCAAAACTTATCTCTACGCCCAATTCAGCCATAGCGGCAGTTCCATTTATCTCAACAGTTTCGGTTATTCTCGGTAAGGTAAATTCGGTAAATTTCATTATCTCTCGCTCATCATGGGTAATCCTTAATACGTCATCAATATCTTTTGTGATTGCTTTACCTTTCCGTAAAGCTCGCAATGCTCTTAATTCCTGTTCTTGAAATAGTTTAATTATTCCTCTCTTAAAATTATTTTCAAGTGGGGTAACTCGCTTAATAAAAACTTCCCAGTATTTGTCTTTATACTCCTGAGGTAGTTCTTTCTTAATAATAGCTTTTGCTGATTCTTCTTCTCCATTGCCACCATTACCAGATAACGGCATAATATTAAATGGCACGAGTGGGACTGTACCCCAGGGGACCTCATCACGCCCATCTTCTACCCTTGCCTCATTAGGAGTAATTACAAAAGTCTTTAAATCAATTTCTCTTTTCTTTAATAAAAATGCCTCATCAACCGGAACAGGATTATCAAACTCACAATGCAGGCCATCCTCTTTATAAAGCGGTATTAAAAAAGTATTGAATATTTCGGCAATCCTGATAAGTCTTGGTAGAATACATTCCCTATTCCATGCTGTATCTAAGGCCTGCATATTAGCTAAATTAGTCTGCTCCGGATGGGACAGCTTCTGCGGTGGGGTATGATAAGCACTTGCTAACTGTCTCATAGTCCATTCGGCTAATAACATAAATTCCATATCCTTGTTAGACATACCAATAGTTTTAAGTTTCAAACCACCCACTAAAACCCCCGTTTTATTTACATTTTCTATCCCACCATAAGTCTGCTCAAATAAGGTCAAAATCTTTTTGGCTTGTTCGGGTTCTAAGTTCGCATCTGTTTCCAAAATTTGTTTTAGGTGGGCTCCATTTTTAAATACATTTAGCTGATAAATCATATTATATTTATCGGTATCGTAAGCATAGGCCTTCCTCTGGACTGGAGAAGCCCCTCTATATGGGTCAGTAGGACTGGGATATCTGAAATATAAAATATCTTCTCTGGGATAAGTAATTTCTCTCGTCCCTTCTAAGTATTTATAATTTTCAATAATTCCTTTATTTACTTTCGGAGTCATCTTTTCGGGACTCCTAAAAAATAATTCTCTCGGTATGCCTAACCTGTCTTTAAGCATTAATATGTAACATTCGCCGGTTAGATCTTGATAAATAGAAATAAATTCCTTGCCCATAAACTTAGTAGTATCGGGATTAAAATGATTTAAGAGGTCATAGAAGGGATGTTCGTCAATCAACTCATCATCCTTGTTATATAATTTTAAGGGAATTGAGGCTATTCTTTCGGCAATTAAGGATACACAATCACCCACCCAACCCTGATAAGCCTTAATCTGCTCCGATGTATTCCTGAAAGTATTTTCAGAATATAAAGAAGTAGACTCATTAGGCCAGTATCGGGAATCATTAATTCTTGAAATCTCGCTTGATTTAGTTAAATTTACATCAAAATTTAATCTTCGTTTAGCAAATTGAATATCTACTTTTATGGTATCACCACCCCCTTTGTATATATAACAAAAAAAAGCCAAAAACAAAATCGGTTAAGATTTCACTTTTGGCTTTCTGGAAGCTCTCAGATTATTCTTTTTAAATATTTTAACAAACTAATTTGTTTTTGTCAAATATCATTTTGAGACATAAAAATTAGGTTCTTGTACTTCTTCTAACATCAATTCAGTTATCAGCCAAACTAAAGCGTCAAGCCTATCTGGTGATTTATCCCCTGGCACCCACTCGCAAAGCTGATCTTCTAAGTCTGGAAAGTTTCCCACATGATGGATTTTCCCTTGTTCATATAGGGCACTTACTGGCTCAGCTCTTATATATTTTCCCCTACTGGCCCGGACTGCCTTAAATGATACATTTTTGTCTATGGTATGAATTACATATTCCACCATATCGCCACCATTATTGACTTCTCCTATTATCCGGTCAGCATTAAATTTATGATATTCGCTTATTGCAGCATTGCCCCATTTATCTGGACTCCCTTTGATCGTGCCATCGCTTAATATCCAACCATGATTATCTTTGCATATACCACCAACTACTATCCCAGTTTCAGAAGACATTTCATTGTCAGTAGCTTCTGGATCAACTGCTACAACTATCCTGACTAAATCAGGATGTTTGTTTCTCCTGTTATCTTCAATAATCTTCCTGGTCCACAAGGCATCGGGATTATCCTCTAAGAACTGGCCATGAATCTCCTGCCTTCCCAGTCTTGTACCTTCATATTTTTTAATGATATAATCAAAATATCTCTGGGGCAAATTGTCTTTATTTTCGTAAGTGCTGCCGGGGACATCTACGGTATCAGGATCATCTTTTAATTCTTTGAGAATGGGGATAGGCCGGGGGGTAGTGGTAATCAAAATTCTTATATCCTCTCTATTCCTTAAACCAAATTGAAGGTTATCCCATACCGCCTGGGGGTATTTGAATTTAGCCAACTCATCAATCCAGGCAATATCATGAGAAGGACCTCTCACTTGATCCGGTTCATCTCCTGAATAGATAGTTCCCACGCAACCATTGGGCCAAACTACTCTTCTTTTTGAAGGTTCATATTTAGGCATAAAACCAGGTCTTGAGATTTTTAATATAGAAGCAGGGCCTAACTCTACCATCGTATCTCTGGCATCTGCTTTGGTCTCGGCAATTAATGCTATATGTTCAGCCCCCTTCCTGGCCTGATCTATAACATATTCCGAACCTGTCCGGGTCTTTCCCCAGCCCCTCCCGGTCCTGATCAGCCAGGTCAGCCAATTTCCGGGTGGTGGTAATTGTTTCGGCCTGGCCCATACTTCCCAGTCATATAAAATATCTTCGGCTTCTTCTTCAGTCAGGCTGTTTAGTAGTTTGTCCCTTTCCTCTTTTGGCAATGAGGCTATCGAATCTTTCAACGAGTTTCTTTTTGGCATTGATAATTTTTAATTCTCCTTCAACTTTTATATCATGTTTTTCAGAGGGATATATCCCCATTAGTTTGGCTTCATCCTTAATAATCTCTAAACAAATATTCCATTGTTTCTTATTATATGCTTGTTTATATATGTCTGCTCTCTTAGCTAAATGATAATCTAAATTCCTTTTTCTTTTTTTCTCAAAATCTTTATGCCATAAATCATAACAACGCCTTATATAAGTTCTTGTTTGTCTATCTGATATACCCCACTTTTCGGAAGCTTTTTGAAGAATTTCTGGAGTAGTTAATTCATTCATTAACATTTTTGATATCTCTAATATTCGCTCATTAATTTCTTTCTTACTTGACATAAATCATCCCTCAATTTTATTTATTGTTATATTTACCAATTCATCTGGTTTATGTAATCTATTTATTTTATCAATAATATCATCATCAGCTTGAAACTGTAGAGTTAATCTACATTCTTTATCAAGCGAAACTAAAGACTTTTGTTCCATCTTTTTAATTAATGCTAAAAAAGATATTTTCATACAGCACCTTCCTAAACAAAATAGCCAGACTAAAAAGCAATTTCTGCTTTCAAGACTGGCTATCAAGTAGCTCTCGGATTATTTAATTCTTCAATCCTTTCTTTCTTTACTCTATTCCATTCCCCAGGGGTCCCTACAAAAATAAATTCAAGACTTTCCTCCACTTTCATTTTGCAGGTAACTACATTCATGGTCCTACAGTCAGACCGGGGACAGATTATCTCTAATATCTTCGGCTTGCCGGTAGCAATGTCCATCCCCGGCAATCCATCAAAAAGCCTTTTACCACATTTCTTGCACCGTATCCTTATTCCTTTCATTTTATATCAACCGCCTTAATTAGTCAAAGAATTTTATTTCTTCTCTAACTTCTCTACTCTCTTTTGAAGCTCTCTCATTTCATTCCAGACATTAGTTTCAAATTCACCAAGATTATCGCTCAATAAATCTACCTTCGGTCTTGGATAATTGTGAAAATCATTTTTATATAAATTATTTACTTTCTCTCTATTGTTATTTATTTGTCTCCACATAATTTCATTATCCCTACGAACCAAATCTATTAATTCTAATCTTAATTTTTTAAACATATTATTCACCCCCTTTCATAATATTATTTTTATCAAGTCTTCCAAACAATCTATTAGATAATATTCCCCTTTTTGATATGTAATATTCCGTTCAAAATCTATCTGGTCAGGAGATTGTGTCCCGCCTGGTTTCTTTGCCTCAAGATATATAGTGCGCCCGTTTTTTATAGCTATAAAATCAG